TGTCAGCGGTGCGGGTACGTGGAAGAACGAGATCCAGTGATTGCAAGCATGGCATCCACGAAGCGCGTTGATTACTGTGATTTCCAGGTTGGCTTGTGGCAGCGGGTCTATTTTCTGTGCGATGACTGCGTGAAGGAGCTCATTCGCGTAATCGTGGACTTCGCCGGCAAGGGAGAGGCGTCATATGCTAACATCGATAACACGGCTTAGGCGATTGTTGCAGCGCTGGGCTATTCGCATTCTCTCACTACGGCCACGCTACAGGTGGTGGGTCAAATGTGACAACGCTTGCGGCTGGGTGTGGCCATATGGCTACGTGCCAGAGGCCGATTGTCCGATACACGACCCCGACGTGCGGAGCGAGGTGCAAGATGCAGGTACTGATGACCCAACTGGAAACGGCGGCTAGGGTGGTCACAGGCAACCCGCGAGCAGACGACTATACGGCGCAGGAACGCGCGGCGTTGGTTGCCTGGCATCTGGCGCATGGAGACGGCATGCGCATCATCGATGTGCGGCTGCTCACCGGCCTGTCGTATCGCGGAGCGTGTCACCTAATGTTTCGCCTGAGCCGCGTCATCCCTATCTACTGTGACGAGGGAGTTTGGCAAGTCTGCGCCCTGCAAGAACTGATATGACGAGTTTCGTCATACCTGCATGATACAATGAGCACAGGATTGGTCCCGTGCTTTTTGTTGCCTCAGAAGGAGTATCACCATGCCCGCTTGGTTTGCGCCCGCTGTCGGTCTCCTGGTCGGTTTCGCCCTGCGGACGTTCCTGCCCTATCTCGCCACTGGTTTCGAGGCCGTCAAAGACGCCGAGGACTGGGGCGCCTGGCCTCCATTCAAGCCGTCCTACTTGGTCGCCTTCCTGGTCCTTATCGTCGCCTTCGGCGTGACCCTGCTCACGGTCCCTGGCGCGCTGGCCGAATTCCTGACCTGGACCTTCTTTACCGCCGTGGCATTCGCGTATGCGGGCCAGGACGTCGCGCGCCAGATCGTTAAGGTGCTGAGCGCGCAGATTCGCAGCCGCCGCTAGTGCTTGCTTGGGCGGAGGCCGGCATGTCAGGGCAGAACGACAACGGTCGTATCACGCTGGCGGTGATTCGCAATGACATAACGCACCTGACGGCGACGGTTGCTGAGTTGGCGGCTGAGCTGCGGCGCGTATGTGAGAACTATGAGGACCGTTTGAGCGACTTGGAGACGTGGCAGGCAAGCCGCATTACGCGCTGGGAAGAGCACGACAAAGAGCATGAGCGTGAAAGCCTGGCGCTCAAAGCGTGGAGCACCATCGGCTCGGCAATCGCAGCAGTGCTTGCCAGCATAATTGGTGTGTTCGTGAAACGACCATAGATGCAGTTGGCTGGTCGGGTTCTCTCCCCCTTGCCTGGCCAGTAGAGTGGTGGGGCCTACGTGTGTGGGCTCACCGTAGGCCCCATCGAAACATAGGTGAGCATGAGTTCAACTAACACGGGGACGCCTCAAACAACTGGCCTTGAACCATATGACTGGCNAATGCAGGGAGATNCGGCTGGCAGTCGCTTGCAGTTTGGCTCTCCGTATCAACCCGAAGGTGATCATGGACCCGATTCGCTTTGTGGCAGCGGTGCAAAAAGTACAGACGTTGGTGGCCGAGGGTGTGGGCGCACCGTAGGCCCCATCGAAAATGAGGACCATGACCGTTCGCAACGCAAAGATCGACGAATTGACACAGGATGACCGCAACGCCAACAAGGGCACTGAGCGCGGGCGGTATATGCTCGATCATAGCCTGCGCCAGTATGGTGCTGGACGCAGCATCCTGGTGGACCGCAACGGCAAGGTGATCGCCGGCAACAAGACNCTNGAGGCTGCTGCNGACATNGGCCTTGANGATGTGGTGGTGGTGCAGACTGATGGTAGCCAGCTCGTGGCCGTCCAGCGCACGGACCTTGACCTGGACGACGGCGACCGGGCGCGGCTGATGGCCTATGCCGACAACAGATCGTCTGAGGTCGGTCTGGAGTGGGATGCGAATGAAGTCAAGATTGACCTGGACACGGGGATTGACTTGACTGGACTATTTAGGCAAGAAGAGCTCAGCGATATACTTAACATGGCGTCGCAAGAGGAAGAGGCATCACACATAGGCCGCGAGGGCAGACTCTACAATGCAGGCGATGGACATGACATAGAGCCGTTCAAGCTCGCCTATCGGATCGAGGCGGCTTGGTGTGCATCTGGAGGGATGGCGCTTGACTTATTTTCAGGCCTTGGGCAACTTGCTGCCTGGTATAAACGACGTTTTAAGCAGGTAATTACCGTTGATCGCGACATGGCCGTTGGCGATGTGGACTATTCTATGAGCGCGAGCCAGTTCATACAACGCCATCTAAGTAAGTTTCTTGATTTCGATTTTGTGGATTTCGATGACGAGGGTTGTCCAGCGAGAGAAATACAAGAGTTGTTCGCTGCGATTGCAGGCAAGAAGAAGGAATCATTTGTACTGGCTTTGACTGATGGCAATGGGATGAATCTCAAATTCCGCGGTCGGTGCAACTTTGGAGCACTTTATCTGAGCGATGAATCCGGCATGCGCCGGGCCACTCGTGCGGATTACGAACTCTTCGATCAAACAGTGACCGCGTTTATAAGTCGCTGTTCTGAGAGAAATGGATTCAATGCCGAGTCGCTGTCGAGTTATCGGGGCCGTGAAGGTAATGTCGTATATCAGACTTGGCTGATTCATCCAAGTACGCAGCCAGATCTAGCTTGATATAAAACTGGCTGTGTGTTTCCTTTAACAATTGGACCGCCTCCTGAGCGAAGGTTGCCCAGTCGATGCGGCTGGCAAGCGGGTGGTTGTTGAGTTTGCCGACTTTGAACATATCGACGAACTCATACGTGCGGCGGATGATTTCGAGCGCGCTGACCGGATTCAAAACTGGTTCGAGGCTCACCCAGGTCGGAATCCCGGCCTCGTGAAACCGTTGCAGGGTTTCGATTCGCTCCTGCGGGAGCGCGGCCCTTGGCTCCCACTTGCGGCTGTGCTCGTCTGATAGGAGCGTCAGCGTGGTTGCGAACGCGTCTTGTGCGGTGAACAGGTCCATGTCGCGCAGCGCCCTACGGCCTCCTTTTGTCAGTACTTGGATTGCATAGCCAGCGCTATGCAGCATCTGGATAGCCTGTCGGGTTTGCTGTTCCTGGACATCCAGCGGCTGATAGGGATCACAAGTGAAACAGAGCAGCACCTGCTCGCCATGTCCTGGTTTTCTTTTACACTCGCGGGCGAGATCCGCGAGGCAGTTTGGGCGGGCTTTGGCGGCCACAAATTCGTCTGTTGTGCGCCGTAGCACCGCGGGCGCATAGCAATAGATGCACCCGTGCCCGCATCCAGAATACAGGTTGCAGGCAAGGCCCGCATATTCTCTGGCTCGGCCTTTGGGCTCGTAAATCAACATGTTATCTCCTTTCACATAGGCTATATTTATTATACACCTTTCGGGTCGGGTTGTCAAGGGTTTTCGTACTTGTTATGCAGACTGTCGAATATGAACACCGATGGAAACGGCAAGAACGGAGGCAAGTACAGCGCGGCGCTATTCCTGGAGGCGATACCGGGCACGGGCGGTATCATCTCTGCCATCGCGCATCGCGTCGGTTGTACCTGGCACACGGCGCAGCGGTACATCAACACCATGCCGACGGTCAAGCAGGCCTATGACGACGAGTGCGAGAAGCTACTGGACCGGGCCGAAGCCAAGCTCATTGAGCACATCAATGAAGGCGACATGACGGCTATCACCTGGTATCTGGCGCGCAAGGGCAAGCACAGGGGCTACACGGAGCGCCAGGAGATCACCGGCGCGGAGGGCGGGCCTTTCGTAATGAAGGGCTACATCGCAGTGAATCCGGATGACTGGCCCGGTTGAGATAACCGCTCTTTTCAAGGCGTATAGTTGGCAAGTCGAGCCCTGGCTCTGTATAGATCCGCTGCTATTACTGACGGGCAGCGCAGGTGGGGGCAAGAGCAGGCTTGCCGCTGAGAAGGTCCATGGCTTCCTGAAGCGCTACCCTGAGGCAATGGGTGTAGCCATTCGCAAGACGCGCCAGAGCATGACCAACTCGACGGTTCTATTTCTGGAGCATGAAGTCATTGGCGACGATAAGACCGTCAATCACGTTTCTAGCAAGAACCGCTTCGAGTATGCCAATGGCAGCATACTGGCCTACGGGGGCATGGCTGATGAAGAGCAGCGTGAGCAGATCCGATCCATCGGGCTTGCGGGCGGCCTGGACATTGCCTGGATGGAAGAAGCCAACAAATTCACCGAGGACGATCTCAACGAACTGCGGGCCAGAATGCGCGGGCGTGCAGCGCCATGGACTCAGATCATACTCAGCACAAACCCAGATGCACCCAGCCATTGGATCTATAGGCGGCTGATCCTGGGCGGCGAAGCGAAGGTCTTTTACAGCTCAGCGATAGACAACCCAGCGAATCCGCCAGAGTACATCGATGCCCTGAAGTCACTCACGGGCGTGCTGGGGCAGCGACTGCGAGATGGCAAGTGGATACAGGCAGAGGGCGCAATCTATGATGGTTTCGATCCTGCTCTCCATTTGGTGGATCGGTTTGCAATACCAGATGACTGGCGGCGCTTTCGCACCGTTGACTTTGGCTACACTAACCCGTTTGTGTGCCAATGGTGGGCAGTAGACCCGGACGGGCGGCTTTGGATGTACCGGGAAATCTACCATACACAGCGGCTTGTGGAAGATTGTGCCAAGCAGATCGTGGAGTTGAGTCAGGGCGAGCGAATTGAGGCCACAATCTGTGACCACGACGCAGAGGACCGGGCAACGCTGCAGAAGTATGGTGNGCCCACTGGCGCGGCAAGAAAAGACGTGAGCCCCGGCATACAGGCCGTAGCCGGGCGATTGCGCAAGGCGGGTGATGGCAAGCCAAGGCTCTTTATTCTGCGGGGATCGCTTGTAGAGGTTGACCGAGCCCTGGAGCGAACGCGGCGCCCGACCTGCACCGAAGAAGAATTCGCGGCCTACGTATACCAACAGACAAAAGAGGGCAAGCCGATGAAAGAGGAGCCCTTGAAAGAGAATGACCACGGGATGGATGCCATGCGTTATGGCGTAATGTATCTGGAGCGCCGCTACGCGCCGACGGCCTATGTCTCTGCCAAGAAACCACAGGAGCGCGCAGCGTGAGCGGGGCACTCGAAAAGTGGGCACGAACGTGGGGTAACGTCGTAGGGG